CGCAGCTGCTCCGACACCTCGAACACGCCGTCGCCGTCGTACTCGTACACGCCGTGCGGCCACGACAGAAAGTAGACGCTGTTCTCCGCCTTGGCGACCGCCTGACGGTGGAGCGCCCCCACCTTCTCGGTGACCTGCACCATCTGGAACGACTCGGCGTCGTAGCCGTGGATCGCCCACACTGAGTTCGTCTTGAAGACGAGCAGGTGGTCCCCAAACGAGAGCAAGGCGGTGATCTTCTCGCCGCCTGCGCTGATGTCGATGTAGTCGGTGGACGCCCAGTTCTCGGCGTTGTTTGGGTGCGAGAAGCGGACGCGGTTCGGGTGCGCCGTCGAGTCCTCGTTCGTGTAGGCCACCACCATGCGGTCCAGGTGCGGCGTGGCCAGCTCGCACTTCGGGAAGCAGGCCCCGCTCGGCGCCGTGTAGTCATCGACGAAGTTCGCGGCGGCCGAGGCCGTCAGCAGGGTCGCAATCGACCCGCCGCCAGGGCCAGCCCACTTGGCGGCCTGCTCGCCGCTGCCGCAGGCGATGTAGACCAGGTCCTTCCACGGAGCGAAGTCAGCGATGTGTGGGGTGGCGTCGGCCACCAGCGGGTTGCTGCCTACCAGCAGCAGCACGAAGGTGCCAGCCGTTGAATACAGCACCGACCCCTTGTTCGCACCGCCTCCCGCATACGACGCCGCGTTCGCCACGAAGACAACCTCGGTTCCCCCGAGCGTCTGCGCATGCATCGCCCGTGGGTTCCACGTTGGCGCCAGCGTCGTGTTGATGTCGGCGCTGTTCCAGCGCTGCCAGCCCTTGCGAGCGTAGAACCCGCCACGTGGGTCGAGCTCGACGTTGAGGCACAGCTGCACCTCGTTCTCCGCCAGGTCGAAGGCGTCGGTCCTCAGGTTGATGCCGCCAGTGAACAGGCGGACGTTAAGAGGGCGGAGACGGTTCCCCGCCATTAGGCCCACCAGTACGACGTGCGGTTGACCGCCTTCCCAACGCCACCGTTCAGGATCCTCGAGCGGGCAGGATGCGGACGCATGATGTCCCTGCGCGCGCGCTCAACGGCCGCCTCCCACTGGCTGTAGTAGAGGCCACGCAGAACCTCGTCCTCGTTGGCCGCCTGGGCGATGGAGCAGGCAAAGTAGATGAGCGCGTAGTGGAGGCGCTCGTCGCAGTCGGGCGCGTCGCCCGCCGTCGCCAGCAGGAAGTCGTCAGGGGTGCGCCACCCCTGGGCGAACGCCTCGACGCCGCCCTCCTGGGCGGGGTACATCAGGATCTGCTGGTTGCGGATCGTGAAGAAGCGGGGGATGCCGAACGGCGCGGGCGCACCGAAGGCGCGCTCCACCGTTCCGTAGTCGATGAACGGCAGCTGGTCGTTGTAGTAGAGCGTCTCGATGCCGCGGAGGGAGGCGGGCATGGCGGCCACACCGTCCGTGAAGGTGATCTGTGCCTCGACCTCGTACATCGGCCAGCGCTGCTCGGCCTCAACGGTCGACCAGAAGGCGTCAGCGAGGTACAGGTCCAGCCGATCGTTCGGCAGCTCCTCCTCGTCAACGTCGAGCTGGCTGCGCACGAAGTCGCGCAGCTGTGTCTTGGTCAGGCTCATTCAGCCGCTGCCTTCTTGGCCTCGCTGCGCAGGTGCCCAATGCAGAAGTCCTCGCCCTTGACCCTGTGGGCCAGGCAGGTGTTGTCGTTCCCCCCGCAGAGGCCACCACGACCGTCGTCGTAGGGCGCCCCTCCAGGGGGCGCAGGAGCAGCGCCAGGTCCTCCGCCAGCGTTGATCGGAATCCGATCCCGCATTGGCGCTCCAAAGAGAGCTTCCATCGAGGAAGCGCCTTCGCTTCGCTGACCGTAGGAAGCCCGAGTCTGAACATCTGCACCCATCACCTATCGGGTGAAACTGTCCTCTGAAACGGGAGAGCCCCTGGGACGGATCCCAGGGGCTGCTCCATTGTGTGGCCTGACACAAGGTCAGGGTTGGATCACGTGCCGTCGACCGACGTCATCTTGAACTGACGGAGTGGGGCCGAGCAGGCCATATTGCCGTACGACGTGATGTAGGCGTAGCGGGCGTCCACGACGCTTCCGACACCCGTTCCACCCGCCGACGAGAGGCCCTCGCTGAACTTCGACTGCTTGAACCAGCGGTCCGTGTGACCGACCAGGTACAGGTACTCGAAGTTGAGGCCGAACACCGTTGCGGCAGGGCAGTCACGATCCCAGTAGATCGGGACGCCGCCCATCAGGATGTTGTTGAAGCCAGCGTCAACCGACTTCACGTCCGAGTAGCGGGCCTGCGGAACCTGGGCCGCCTCGTAGGCCTCCCAGAGCGTCTGCGTCGTCAGGATGGCGTCCGTCGAGTCCGCGCCGTCCGACACCGTGTTCACGTGGTTGCGGAAGGCCGCGCGCAGGACGTCGCCCGTGATCACGCCAGCGTGGGCGGTCTCGGTCGAGCGCCAGTACTCGTTGCCACCCGTGGCGCGGTTGATGTTGCCGATCGTGCCCAGCGAGTCGACCCAGATGCCCAGGCCATGGAAGTCCTTGCCGCCGTTGCCCGTACCGTCGCCGTACAGCATCAGGTTCAGGTTCTTCTTCAGCGTCTTCTCGGCCTGCATCGTCTTCGCCTGGAGGAGGTCGATGATGGCCTCCTCGCCGTTGTTCTTGGCCTCCTCGAGGCCCGAGATCACGATCGAGGCGTAGAGCTGCTTCCAGGGGACCTCAGCGGCCGAGATGCCCGTCTGGGGCGTCAGCGTGAGGGCGTCCCACTCGCCGTACGAGGCCGACTGGCCTGCGGCGTACATCGTTGGGATGACGATCTTGTGGCCGCCGCTGTACTTGCGCACCTCGTTCTTCGTGGTCAGGAGCCACAGAAGGACGGTCGAGCGGAAGATGTTGTCGACCAGCTTCGTCTGATGCTTGGCGAACGTGGTCGCCAGCATCGCGTCATAGTTCGGGTTTGGCACGGAAGGATGGACCTTTCAGGGAGAGGGGAGGTTTACGAGAACCCGTTGTCCCTCAGCGCCTGGCGAGCGATCTCGCGGAAACTCTGGGGCTCGGGCGCAGGAGCGGCTCCTGGGATGGCGCTCGAAGCTCCGTGGTCAACCACCTGGGCCTTCGAAGCGGTGACGGCGGCCTCCTGGGTGGCACGCTGCTGCGTGACATCCCGCTCGGCCTTCTTGCGGCCGAGGGCCTTCTCACCTTCGAGGACCTTGTAGACGGTCTCCATTGCGGACGGGTCGGTGAGACCCGTTTGCTTCATGCGCTCAGCCACCTCGACTACGTCGAAGTCTTCGCCGTACTTCTGCTGCAGTCCACGAACCGTGTTCGCCATCACGCGGCGGCCGAAGTCCTCGCGAAGGGGGGCCACCTGCTCGTCAACCAGGCGCTGCGTCTGGGCCAGAATGCGCTCCTCGTCGGAGGCATACTCGACCTCGGGCTCCTGCACGCCGTACCCGTCCTGCTGGACGAGCTGCGACTGGAGCCAAGCGAGAGTCCCGAGAGGGTTCGCCTCCCAGGCCTCACGTAGGGCGACCGCCTCGGCGTTCGCCTCACGCTGCTCTGCAACGCTCTGTGTCTTGCGGGTGTAATCAGCGTGCATCATCTGCTGGCTGATCGCCTGCTTCAGCGGAACCTCGTGCTCGACGCCGTCGACGGTGATCTTGACGAAGTGATCGCCAAGCTCGTCAACGTTGACGTAGCTCTTCGGTGCGGGCTGCTCGGTGACCTCTGGCTCGCCTTGTCCGCTCTCAGCGGGGGCGCTTACCTCGGTCGCTGGTGCGGAGCCGTCATCGAAGCTTGAACCAAGCGCCGAGTCGAGATCCGCGAGTGAGGTATCACTCATGGGGGTCGGGAATCCTTCCGTAGGTTGTTCCGTCACCCATAGGGAAGGTTTGTGCGCAAACGCGAGGGCGCTCTTGGGACAGTCACCCGAAAGCGACTGGCCCGCGGCCGTCGTCGGCCTCCTCGTCGGCCCAACGGCGCGGACAGCGACGTGGGTCGTAGCCCAGCTCGCGCGGCTCCTCGCGCTCGGCCACGATCTCCCGAGCGGCCTCTAGGGCGGCCATGCGTCGGGCGAGCTTCTTCAGCTTCTTCAGCTTCTTCTTGTTCATGCTGCGACGGGTGGCTCACCTGGGAACGGGATGCCCAGCGGCTGCTGCTGCAGAGGCGCGCCCTGGGGCGGCATGCCCTCAGGCGGCGGCTCCTCGCCTGGCGGCGCTCCTGGCGCCGTCGGCGGCGTCACCTGCATGAACTCGGCGGGGTTCTTGATGCCGAACCCGTTCACCAGCACGTGACGCATCACGGCCTGCGGGTTGCAGATGCCACCCTCGATGAACGGCATCATCGCCTGCATCAGCTGCTCGGCCGACTGGCGGCGGAACGACTCGTTGACGGGCTGCGTCGAGCCAGCCTCGACCGAGAAGTCGAAGTCGCCCTGGATGTAGTCGCGGTCATAGTTGACCCAGAACGGCATGCCGTCTGCGCCGACGATGCGGAGCATGGCCTCGCCCGTCATGAACTGCTGCATGAGGCACAGCACCCGCTCGCCCAGGTGACCGAGGTACAGCTCGATGCGGCGCAGCTTCCACGCGGCGCGCGCCTGCTGGCTGTCCTGGATCATGGCGGCCTCGGTGGCCGTGCGGCGCAGGTTGGGGGCGTCGCCACGCATGTAGTCCGACGTGCCCGAGACCGTGTCGATGTTGTCGGCGATCAGCTCGGACAGGTTGTAGTAGTCGGGCGGGTTGATGATGGCGGGCATCGGCTTGATGGCGCTCTCGGGGTCGGCGCCCGACTTCACCGTCACCAGGGTGTTGTCCTCGTCGTTCTCGAGGGCAGCCAGGCCGTCGGCGTCGAAGGCATCCTCGGCGATCAGGTACTTGCGCGCGTACCGCTTGCGGTGGTTGTGCATGGCCGTACGAACGGCGTTCAGCTCGTACTGCAGCAGCTCGACGGCCTCGAGCTCACCCATCGGGTAGAACATGTCGGGGATGTCGTAGTTCCGCAACATCTCGAAGGGGTGGCCCTTCTTGTACGGGATCGGCTGCGGTGGAATCAGGAAGCCGTCGGGCTGGGTCTCGATGAACACGCACATCGTGTTGCGCTTCACGTCGTAGAACTCGAAGACGTCGACGAAGCCCTTGTCCCTGCTCGGTCCCGTGACCTCGCCGCGCCCGCTGTCGGCGGTCTCGTTGTCATAGCGGAAGGAGCGCTCGGGCGTCACCTTGTTGCGCGCCAGGCCGCCGCCTGCGAGCGTGCCTGTGTAGCGCTTGTCCACCTTGATGTCGGCGACCGACCGCGCAACCCTCTGAGCGATCCAGCGGATGTCCCGCATCGAGCGAGCGTCAGGGTCGACGAAGATGTCGAAGATCGACACGCGCTCCGAGTACGGGCGGTCCTCCAGGACCTTGGATTCCGACTCGACGTTGCCAGGGATCGGCTCGCGGTCGTCGATGCCGACCTCTTCGCCGTCCTTCTTCGCCGCCTCCAGCGGCAGGGCCGCCTCCTCGCGCACGAACTTGTAGGCGGTCTTCATCCAGCCGTGGCCCGAGATGAGGAAGTCGTCGACGGTGAGCTGGAAGTCGTCCTGGTACTTGTTCACCCGCCACGCCGCGTTCAGGGCCTCTTCGGCGACGATGGCGTGCGGCGCCATCTCGGGCTTCCGCGCCTCGATCGTGAACTTGGGGTCGCTGATCGACACGGCGGGCGAGATGACGTTCTTGATCGAGAACGCCATGTTGATGACCAGACGGTCCTCGGCCAGCACGTCCGTGTACTGCTTGCCGCGGTACAGGTCGATCATGCGGCGCCAGAGGTCGTCGTAGCCATCATGCTCGCGCCAGTGCTTCGAGCGCTTCAGCTCGCCGACGTAGTAGGCGAGCGTCTCCTTGTGGGGCGTGGGGGCCATCAGCGGAGAACCGCCCGACCTGCGTACTCGACCTCGTCCTTGCTGCGCCCGCCGATCTCCTGACGCACGCGCTCGGGGATCGTTGCGTCGTTCCAGACCTTGCGGCCGCGGCCGCCGCCGCCGACGAAGTTGAAGCCCACGCCGCGGACGTGGCAGCTGAAGCACTCGCCGCTCGCGCGGGGCCTCTCAACCTTGAGCTTGCCGCAGGACGAGCAGACGAAGGTATCCATCATCTACTGGGGTGAATCGTCCACCAATCAGGCGACGTTCTTGGGACGGACCGCTGTATGGCCGAGGATGACGGGCGTCTTCTTGGCGTCATCGGCGTAGATGAAGGCCATCATGTGGCCCATCGTCCCTGGCGGGGGCTTGTCCATCGTCCGATACTGCGGCAGGTAGGCGTACTTCGTCATCTGCTGGGCGATGGCCAGCGACATGACGCGGTCGTCGTGGGGCGATCCGTGCATCTTCCCCTTGCCGTCCGAGACGAACGTCTTCAGCTCCTGGATCGTCGGACCGTCAGGGACCCGCAGGTGCTCGATGCGGACGCCGTTGTCGTCCAGGTGGCCACGCAGGGCGCGGGCCAGCTCGACGATGGCGACGCCCTTCGACTTCACCGTGGTGAGCCAGCCAACCAGCTCCGTCTTCGGCTCCTTGCGCTGAGCGATGTCGTGCTGGCGGTAGAGGTGTGGGTACTTCAGCCGCTTGGCGGCCAGGATCGTGGCCTGGCCGATCGAGTTCCGCTCGATCCCGAGCAGGGCCTTGTTGTAGAACCTGGCCAGCTCCACCAGGAACTCGCCGAACAAGTCGGCGTCGATATGCTCGTGGTAGCAGGCCACTAGACGGCCAGCCTTCACGTCGATGACGTGCGCGCTCGAGAAGTCGCCGTGCTCCAGGTTCTCGGCTACGTCGGCGCCAATCGCGTACACGACGTCCTTCTTCGGCTCCGACCAGACGCGCAGCGGTCCACTGCCCAGCTCGATGAACTCGCCCTCGAGCAGCTCGCCGAGGCGAGGCTCCAGGATCTCCTGGTCCCTCAGGGCGTCCACATCGAAGAGTGGGCGGCCCGACTTGAGGAAGGCCTCCTCTGGGTCGCGTGGGTACTCCGAGTGCAGCTGCCACGATGGGAGCTCCGTCGCCTGGGCGTCGTACCACGCCTGCGAGCGGCCGTTGGAGTTCCACGGCCAGAAGTTGGGCTTGTACTGGCCGAACTGCTGGGTGACGCCCGTGGCGCCCAGCCACAGCTGGTGCAGGAGGTTGCCCTCACCGTTGGCGGTACCGAGCATGATGAGCGAGCCCCCGACGTCGGCCACACCCTCGACGGCGGCGTAGGCCTCGGTGGAGTTGGGCAGGAAGCCGATCTCGTCGACAACGGCCACGAAGGCCGTGGAGCCACGACCAGGCTCCGAGGCGGACGGCAGAGACGCGATGATCGATCCGCCGATGAACTCCTGCCGCTCGTGCGTGTTGGCGATCCTCAACGGACCGCGCAGGACCATCCACTCAGGCAGGCGGCCGAAGCCGTACTTGGCGTGGCCGAGGAGCTTTCGGGACTTCTCCTGGTTCTGCGAGATCAGCAGGATCTCGCGGCTCTCCCAGCCGTACGCCAGCCAGAAGGCGAAGGTGGCGATGAGGGTGGAGAAGCCGATCTGGCGAGCCTTCAGGGTGACCGTCTTGCGGTGCTTCAGCCACAGGCGGACCGTCTCGCGCTGGGCCTCGTAGAGATTCATGCGCACCTTGCCCGTGGGCGGGCGCTTGATCCACCAGTAGGTGCGGCAGAAGTAGTCGAACGCCTCGACCTTCTCGTCGACCGTCGTCGAGTCCCAGTCGGGGAAGCAGCGGCGCCACTCGAGCTCCAGCCGCACGGCGCTCAGATCTTCGGTCACGCCGCCCCCAGGTCCTCGACGTAGAAGGAGCCGACGTTGCTCCCGTTCGTGTGAAGGTCCGCCGTTCCCGAATCCGTGGCCCCCTGCACCGTCAGGACGCGCGTCACGTCCGTGCCCTCGAAGGGGAACTCCAGATAGACGGCCTGGAAGCCACCCGACGTGGGCGAATAGTGGCAGATCCCACTGATCGACGTCCCGCCGTCGCACAGCTGGTACTTCGTCCCGACGTCGTTGTCGACGGCGCGGGCGAAGAACTTCACGGCGTACTCGCGCCCACGACGGAACGTGAAGCGCAGGTCGTCCGTGACGTCGGCGAACGTGGTGGTGAGCCCGACGGGATGGGCGAGCAGGGTGCCTGACGCAACCTTGCTCTTGGGCAGCTCCTCGATGCGGCGGGACAGGTCCTGCAGCAGCGCGCGCTGTTCGGGGCTGAAGCCCTGCGGGCGGGCGAGGTTACGAGGCATTGCGGCGCTTCGCCAGCTCGTCGCCGAGCAGCTCGGCGTACATTGCCTTCAACTCCTCGGTCGACAGGCTGACCAGGCCGCCCTGGTCGGCAGGTGGCGAGAGCTTCTCGACGTGAGCCAGCCATGTCTTGGCGGCGTTCACGTGCTGGAAGTGGCCGCGGTCCGTGCCCGTGGTGTGCAGCGCCTCGAGGATCTCACGGGTCTTGTCGGGTCCGCCGATGAGATCGGCCGAGCGCTCCTGCCACTCAGCACGGAAGACGGGGTCCTTCTTCCAGTCCCGCAGCGTCTTCGGATCGATGTGGAGCGCGGCGGCCAGCTCACGCTGGCTGGACGGCTCGCGCTCGCTGGGCAGCTTCAGGAGCCAGTCCAGCAGCTGCCGCTTGCGCTGGTCGTTCTCGGTGGTCAGCTTCTCGGTCACCAAGGCGAGCTGACGTAGGTCCACACGTTCGTGGAGCGGTAGCCGCTCGGGCAGTAGCCGCTTGAGACGCCCTGAGGGCGGGTCTGGTTGCCATTGCGGTAGGTGACGCCACCCCAGCCGTTCACGCACCTGACGTGGGCGTAGTAGACGCCCGTGCCGCCACACGACGTGTGGCCAGCGTTCTGGGTCAGCCAACGACCACAGTTGGTCGGGTAGCGTGGCATCAAGGCTGACACAACCTCAGCCTTGGGGACCGTGGCCGTGGCGCCGATCGAGGCGATCGAGATCGCTAGAGCAGCCAGAACCTTGCGCATGTGAAACTCCTTGGGTTAGCTCAGGCTGCCTGGGTGGAAGTACCAGACGTTCGGCGGGCCGATCCACGGCGTGGGGTCGGGGATCGTGGGGCGCAGCCGTGGGGCCGCGGGCTGCGCCTCCAGCTCGCGCACGCGGCGCTCGAGCTGCTCGACGCGCTCCTGCAGGGTGCGGTTGCGGCGGGTCTCCTCGAGGAGGTCGTTGAACTTCCTCATGTCAGTGCCAGATCTCCAGGCTCACGGTTCCCGTGTTCAGGATGGGCGCCCAGTTCGGACAGAATCGTGAAACCGTCCACGGCAGCCCGTTCTCGTCGCTCTTCAGCCACGTGAACGGCCCCTGGATGTGGGTGGGACCGCCGTAGTACGTCTGGCAGCCGAACTCCAGCCTCACGTAGCCAGGGCCTGGATCGTTGTCGTAGACGGTGACGTAGTCGACGGCGCCCGCCGTGTACAGGAAGGCCACGGGCGAGTGGCAGCCAACGAGGAACACCACAGCGACCAGCGCTGCAGCCGCGAGGGCGAGGAACTTCTTCATCCGACCCTCCGTCCACGGTCACCGAGGTGCAGCCCGCTCGGGATCTCACGGAAGCGCTTGGGCTTGCGCTTGCCGCGCCGCTTCCGTGGCGGAACGGCACGTAGTCGCGCCCGCCTGATCTGGCTCAGGACCTCGGGCTCGAACATGGTCGAGCGACCGCGCTCCAGCTCCCGCCTGGCCTTGGCCACGTCCTCGTTGGGGCCCCCGTACTTCGAGAGCCACGTGACGTCGGCCATGGCGAGCGTCAGCTCGGGCTGCTTGCGCGGGCGGCGAAGAGTGTTCATCACCTACTAGGCGGGCTTGTGCGCAGACCCCGTGGGGCTGTTGGGACACGGGGCTGTCCCAACCTCGAGTGCGCTCGAGGTGGACAGAACCACCTATAGAGTGAGTGGGTAGATCGCTCCGCCAATAGCGGACCCCGTGCCTCCC